TCGGCCAGCTGGCCGCAGTCGGCATCGTCGCGCGCGACGGCGTCTGATCCCCTTCATCCCTCGGAGCATCTCCATGACCCTAGTCCGCAATCCCTTCGACGCTGGCGGCTATTCGCTGGCCGAGATGACGCAGGCCATCAACATCCTGCCCAACCTCTATACACGCCTCGCCCAGATCGGCCTCTTCCGCTTCGAAGGGGTCAGCCAGCGCTCGGTCATCATCGAGCAATACGAGGGCGTCCTCAGCCTTCTCCCCTCTGTCCCGCTCGGCGGCCCCGCCACCGTCGGCACGCGGGAAGGCCGCTCCATGCGGTCCTTCGCCCTGCCGTGGATCCCGCATGACGATGTGGTTTTGCCTGCCGACATTCAGGGCCAGCCTGCGCTGGGCGGCGCGTTCGACGCGGCCGATCCCCTCGTCGAGGTGATGAACCGCAAACTGCTGCTGATGCGGCGCAAGCATGCCCAGACGCGAGAATACATGGAGATGAACGCGCTCCGCGGCATCGTGAAGGACGGGGCCGGGACCACCCTCTACAACTACTTTACGGAATTCGGCCTAGCGCAAATCTCGGTTGACTTCGTGCTCGGCACCGCAGGCACCAATGTGCAGGGCAAGGTTCGCGAGGTGCTGCGCGCCATCGAGGACAACCTTTTGGGCGAAGCCATGACCAGCGTGCACGCCCTCGTCAGCCGCGAATTCTTCGACAAGCTGATCGCGCACCCGAAGACGGAAGAGGCCTACAAGTTCTACGCCTCGACCGGTGCCCAGCCTCTTCGCGAAGACGTGCGGCGCAACTTCCCCTTCGCCGGGATCCTGTTCGAGGAGTATTCCGGCACGGTGACTCTCTCGACCAAGGCCACCGAACGGCTGGTCCCCGCGAACGAAGGGATCGCCTTCCCGCTCGGCACGATGGACACCTTCACCACCTATGGTGGCCCCGCGAACCTGCTGGAGACCGCCAACACCATCGGCCTGCCTCTCTACGCCCGCCAGCATCTGGACGAGAAGGGCCGCTGGATCGACGTGATGACCGAAGCCTCGATCCTGCCGGTGAACAAGCGGCCGAGGCTGGCGATCCGCTTGCACACGTCGAACTGACGGGCCCGCCGATGTCCGTCTTTGCCGCCGCCATGGACCGCATCTTTACCCATGCTGCCATGGCGGCCCCGGCCCTCTGGATCTCGGCTACCACATCCGAGGAACGCCCGATCCGCATCATCCGTCGCGCCCCGGATCGCGTCACCGACTTCGGCGCAGGCCGGTTCGTCAGCAACACGACGGTCGTGGACGTGCGCGTGGCGGACCTCCCCGCCCCACGCTCAGGCGATGTGATCGTCATCGGTGCCGACAGCCATGTCATCCAGGGGGAACCGTTGCGCGACCGGGAACGGCTGATCTGGACGCTGGACCTGAGGCCTGCATGAGGCTCAAGCTGGAAATCAGCCCCGAACTCGCCGCCCTGATGCAGGCGGAAATCGCCGCAGGCGAGAAGGCCGTGACCACAGCCATGCGCGAGGCGGGCGCGGGCCTCAAATCCGCCTGGCGCGGCCAGATCACCGGCGCGGGGCTGGGCACCCGGCTGGGCAACTCGATCCGGCTGGCCACCTATCCGAAGGGCGGCGACAGCCTGAACGCCGCGGCATTGGTCTGGTCGAACGCCCCGGTGATCGTCGGTGCGCATGACACCGGGCCGCTGATCCGGTCAAGGGATGGGTTCTGGCTGGCCATCCCCACCCCGGCCGCGGGCAAATCCACCCGCGGCGGCCGGATCACCCCCGGCGAATGGGAACGCCGCACGGGACTGCAGCTTAGGTTCATCTATAGGCGCCGGGGTCCGAGCCTGCTGGTGGCCGAGGGACGGCTGAACAGCAAGGGACGTGCAGTTGCGTCACGGTCGAAGACCGGCCGTGGGCTGACCACCGTGCCGATCTTCCTGCTGGTACCACAGGTCAGGCTGCGCAAGCGGCTCGATCTGGCGCGGGATGCAGAACAGGCCATCGACGGTGTGCCGGGCCGGATCGTGGCGGGGTGGGGTGGGTGAGCAAGCAGGACTCAGCGCTCGGACGGTTACGAAATCCTTAACGAAACCCTGATAGGCAGGAGCCCAAAACCTTCATAGGGACCGTTTCATGTTTGTTGACCAGAAACTGTATCAAAAGGCGTTTCAGGCGTACCTGCGCAAGGGGACGCCCATCGACTGGTCTATCAAGCAGGAACGCCCCACGACGCATTATATCTGGCGGACCCAAGGCGACGAAAATGTGCGTCCCAGTCATGCTGCCAACAACGGACAGGTGTTTGCGTGGGATGATCCGCCCCCGACAGGCCATCCTGGCGAAGACTATGGGTGCCGTTGCACGGCCGAGCCGTACGATCCTGAGACAGCCGAAAGCCTCACAATTTCATTGCACGGCGTTTCCGACAGTTCGACCATTTGGGGCAGCCGCGACTTTGTCAGGCATTATTATCAGGGAGGTGGTCGCGCTGTAACGGTGCGTGAGACGGGCAATCTTGGGCGGGTGGTCGCAAGATACATGGAGATCGCAGAGGATCGGATCAAAAGGCAAATTGCAGAAAAGGCGAGAGAGGTTCGAAACGGGGCAGTTTCAGGCGATTTCGTTCGAACCTATGACATGACAGGCCTCGTCTTCAGCGTGGGTGACACAACAATTGGCGGGACGTTCATGGGGCACGCAAGAGAGCGCAGCGGCAACATTTACGTCTTCGGCGAACTCGAATTCTACCTCAGGGACGAATTTGCAGACCCGCTCGATATCGGCGTGGAGGCAATCGATATCCCTGAAACGATCTTCGAAAATCTGCTCCGACCTCTCGAGGATCACGGGCGCAATCGTCTGGGCCTACCTTCCAGCGGCCCCCAGAGGCTGGGCATCCATACGGGCGAGCCATATGCGATAACAGATACATGGTCGGGGCGCTTTGAGGGACAGGTCCGCACCGATCCGCGGTACAGCGCATTCCGATGGCGGAAGGGTGGGCAACTCGCTTGAAGGGCCACGGAAACAGCCATCTGGCAGGAACGGCAAAGGCAGCGATTGCCTTCGCCTTGATTGCCCTTTTGCTCCCGGCCGCATGGCTGTTCAATGCTTACGACAGGCAGTACCGGGTTTGTGTACCGCTGGAAAACGGGCTGTACCTAGGCTACGAGGCAATCTTCGATTTGAGCAGGCCTTATTTCAAGCCCATCGCCGTGCCGAAGTTCCCGGACGGAACTCCGCTGATCCGCGACGAGACATGGGCAATTTATGTGACCGAAACAACCATATATGGTTTGGCCATGGGTCCGTCGCCCGACGAGGACTTTCGCTTCGCATGGCGATCAGACGTTGGCTTGGTACGTCAGCAAGACAATCACGCGACCTACGACGCCCTGATCGCTGAGGCTGGTCCTGCAAGCTTAGATATTGATATTGAGAGTGTAGGCACTGGCTGGCTCCTCAACGAATTACTCAGGCGGCGGCAGCCTGCAAGTGACCGCTGCCCTACGTCGCTTCTCACCTGGTGATGAATGACCACCCCCCGCGAAACAGTCCTCGCCGCGCTGCACGCGCGGCTGCAGCCGCTTGCCGCCCTCACCCTGCGTGATGAGGTGCTGCCCGAGCGGATCCCGGCGGCGGGGCTGATCATCCTGCGCGACGGCCAGCCCGGTGAGCCAGAGGTGACGCTGTCGCCCATGCGCTACCACTACCAGCACCGGGCGGAACTGGAGGTCGTCGTCCGGGCGGGCACCGACCGGGTCGGCGCCTTTGATGACCTGCTCGCTGCCATCGGCACGGCGCTTGAGGCCGACCGGACGCTCGGCGGCCTTTGCGACTGGGTCGAACCGGAGGCCCCGGGATCGGTCGACCTGCCCGTCGAGGGCGCAACCGCCCTGAAGGCAGCGTTGATCACCGTCGTCCTGCACTACACCACGACCGGCCCCCTGGCCTGACACCCCCACATAGGAGACCCCCATGGCACGCGCACACGGCGCGCGGGCGCAGATGGCGCTTGCGTTCGAAACCGTTTACGGCACCCCGCCCGCCAGCGGCTACCGGCTGATGCCCTTCGCCCGGACCACACTGGGCGCGGAACAGCCGCTGTTGAACTCGGAATTGCTGGGCTACGGCCGCGATCCCCTGGCCCCCATCAAGGATGCCGTCACCGCCGATGGCGAGGTGGTGGTGCCGATCGATGTGGAGGCCTTCGGCTTCTGGCTGAAAGCAGCCTTTGGCGCTCCCACGACCACCGGCACCACGCCGAAGACCCACACCTTCCAGTCGGGGAACTGGACGCTGCCCTCGATGGCTATCGAAGTGGCGATGCCCGAGGTGCCGCGGTTTGCGATGTACGCGGGCTGCGTGATGGACCAGTTGTCCTGGCAGATGAACCGCTCGGGCCTGCTGACCGCCACCGCCCGGCTGATCGCACAGGGTGAGGCCATCGCTGCCACCACAGCTGCGGGCACGCCGACCGCGCTGGGCTTGCAACGCTTCGGCCATTTCAACGGGGTGGTGAAGCGCAACGGCTCCGCCCTGGGCAACGTCGTCTCGGCCGAGATCACCTATGCGAACGGCCTCGACCGGATCGAGACCATCCGCAACGACGGCAAGATCGAGGGCGCCGATCCCGGAATGGCGGCACTCACCGGCCGGATCGAGGTGCGCTTCGCTTACTCTGCGCTGGTGACGCAAGCCATCGACGGCACGCCCTGCGAGCTCGAGTTCGCCTACAGCCTCGGCGCGAATGCCAGCTTCACCTTCACGGCCCACGCCGTCTACCTGCCCGTCCCGCGGATCGAGATCCCCGGGCCCCAGGGCGTCCAGGCCACCTTCGACTGGCAGGCGGCCCGCGCCACCAGCCCCACCCGCATGTGCACCGCCGTCCTCGTCAACACCGTCACAGGATACTGACCATGATCCGCCTGAACCTGTCGAACCGGCCCGAATGGCTCGACCTGCTGCCCGGCCTGCGCGTCCTGGTCGCTCCCCTGACCACCGCGCTCATGGTCTCGGCCCGCGCCGACCCGGCCATCGACAACCTGTCGGAGGCGTCAAGCCCGGAGGACATGGCGCTGACCATGGCCAAGGCCGTCGCGCGCCGCGCCGTGCTGGAATGGGAAGGTGTCGGCGACGATGACGGCAACCTCGTGCCCGTCAGCCCGGCCGGGATCGATGCTCTGCTGGAAATCTGGCCGGTCTTCGAGGCCTTCCAGGCGCAATACGTCGCCCGCGGCCTGATGCTGGATCAGGAAAAAACGCCTCCGCGCCCTCGCCGACTGGTCCTTCGGCGGGGGCGACGGCTACTGCGCAGCCTGCGCAGGCCCCTGCCCGGACTGCCCCGCAAGGCTGAACCGGCCGCTGACGGTCGAGGGCTGGCAGGTTTGGGACCTGACCCAGCGCCTTGGTGGCCAACTGCGCATCGCGCCGGGTGCCGTGATCGGATGGGACATGGGTGCGGCCCTCTCGCTGGCACAGGCCCTGGGCGTCGATGTCCTGATCGCCGCCGAACTGCTGCCCGAGATCGAGGCGGTGATGGTGCGCAAATTCAACGAGCAGATGGAAGGACGCCGGAATGGCTGAGAAGAAGGTCTCCGTCCGCCTCGTGGCGGAGGGCGGACGCCGCGTTCGCGCGGAGCTGGAGGGGATCGGAGATGCCGGGGCGAAGGGGATCGGCCGCCTGTCACGCGAGATGGAACTGGCGAACACCCGGCTTGCGGCCTTCGCGCGTCGCGCGGGCCTCGCACTCGGGGCCGCAGCCGCGGCAGCCACAGCCTCGCTCGGGCTGATCGTCCGCTCCACGGCCGAGAGTGCCGCGCAAATCCGGCAGTTTGCACAGGTCGCCAATGCGACGCCTGAGGCTCTGCAACGCTGGTCTGCTGGCGCGCGCACCGTCG